AAAGTTGGTTCATCCTCACCATAGTCAATCTCCTCATCCTGCTGAGGTTGAGGAGGGGCAGATTGTTTATTAGGATTCACAAAAGCATCCATAGCCTCTTGATGTTGCTGAGGTGGGGGGCGGTATGTCGTCTGACCAGGTCGTGGTACAGGTCTGCGACGAGGAGCCGATATCTCAATCTCATCCATCAGAGCCTGCTCATCAGCATCTAATTTCATCACAGTAGTATTTCCTCGGTCGAGAATAATTTCTTCGTCCATCTACTCTCTATGTAGAAACTAAAAAAAATATCTTTAACGCACTTTAAAAAAATGTATACATATAATAAATGTTCAAGCTAAACCAAGCGAACCGTAATGGGATTACTTCCATAATTGTTATGATCCTGCTGATCGTCGCCCTCGCGCTTACCCGTAATGCGAGTGCTTATCAACCCAGGCCAATCAGGATCAAGACTGTGAGTGAGGCGTCAATCTTTGATCTCAAGTCAAACATTAACTGTGTCGCCGGTGGTGGTAAGGATGATGAAGTCTATTCGATGGGTCTCACCCCAGGTGGTTTATGCGGTGCCCAAAAGCTCGTCGCCGACCATGCTGGGTACGCGATTGAGGATGGAATCGGTGGATCTTTAATCTAAGCTAACTATAAATGGCTCTCATTACTTCTCCCACTGAGACAATTCCAGATCTCAATTACGAGTATCATACTATAACAGTTGACACTATCGGACAGGAGAGTGCGAATACATTCACATGCTTTCTCAACCAGCCACTGAAGAATGTTGTTCAGGCTAGACTTTTTGCCGCTCGTATTAATTCTAATGTCGCCACCGAACACTGTTATGTATCTATCGATCAACTTGATTCGATTTTCAGTGACCGAACCTCTAATGTGTACGATGGACAGGCTCCCCTTAGTATTATTCGCAATTCATTCGCGAGTATTGTAAAGTCTGAAGATCTCGTTATTAACTATAAAGATGAATACCCAATTGTAACACAATATATTGATCCAATTCGTCGTGTAGATCGGTTAAATGTAACCATCCGAAATCAAAATGGAGTCCCCATTGTTCCCTCAACTCCTGCGAAAGATAACTTTCTAGTTCTCCGTTTCGTGTGTAGAAAACCTAATATGTAATTTTCTCCCCTTATACTAGTATACCATGTCAGCTGGTATTGTTCAATTGATTGCAATCGGTGCCCAGGATGAATACATCACTGGTGAACCTGAAATTTCTTTCTTTAGTTCAACATTCAAAAGGCATGCTAATTTTTCACAATCCATTGAAAAACAAACAATCCATGGAGCGGTGAAAAACAATTCGATGTCCAGTGTTCAATTCGAACGATCTGGAGACCTTCTCGGGCATGTATATTTTACACTCGATGATACCACCCAAGCCCTAGATATCCAACGATGGGACACGATCATCGATAAAGTTGAACTTTATATCGGTGGATCCCTCGTGGATACTCAAGATGCAATCTTCACCGAAAAGATTGCTATCGATACGTTCGCTCAAAATGTTTCCAAGAGTTCGAATGGTACACACCCCGGTGTAAGTGCTCGTTCTTATTTCTACCCCCTGCGCTTTTTCTTTTGTGAAGGACCCAAATGTGCACTCCCCCTTGTAGCCCTGAATTATCATAACGTCGAAATACGAATTCACTGGGCGACTGCAGCCTCTACTTATAATATAGAGTGCTTTGCGAATTATTACTATCTCGATAATCAGGAGCGTGGTAACATTGCTTCAAGAAAGCATGACCTTCTCATCACCCAAGTACAAAAGAACATCGCATCACGGAGTCTTACACAAGATTTGAGTTTCAATCACCCAATTAAGTACCTCGCATCTTCGGACACCACGACCAATGGTGCACTTACTTCACCCACGAATAAAGTCAAATTGAATATCAACGGACTTGATGTCGGTAATTATAAGTGGGGTAAACCACATTTCATTGATGTCACGAGCTATTACCACACAAACTTTGTGACTTCCCCAGACTTCTTTCTCTATTGTTTCTGCCTCTCAACAAGTTCCCTCCAACCTACAGGCACTCTCAACTTCAGTCGCTTAGACTCAGTAAAGATCATGAGTGAGTCCATGCCTATAAACGACCCTATATACGCGGTCAATTATAACATCCTCCGTATCGAAAATGGTATGGCAGGTCTCCTCTATGCAAATTAAAATACTAATCTATATTAAATGGTCAAGACATTGCCGACGGTGGAGAGATCCACAAAAATCCGGTTTGGTAAAAATTGTACGGAAGACCAGGGTGAGAATACGATTGTTCTAAATGCGAGTAATACCGTCATCGATACATCTAATGCTGGTGCTCTATATATATCACCTGTGCGATTTGATGATACCTACAGTTCAAAGGCTGAAATTGTACTCATGATGTATAACACGATAACAAAGGAACTCATCGAATCTGGTGAAGCAGCCCAAGATATCATTGGTAATGTTGGTTTTGAAGCTGTAACTTCTCAAGGTAATACATCATCATACGTCGTACGATTTGTGAGTAACACAACTTCTTTTGTCACTGAATCGAATGTAGGTATCGCAAATGCTTCGCCAGGTCACACTCTCAGTGTGGGTTCAAACCTATATGTTAGTGACACAGGTTCGAATGTACTTGTCATATCTGGTGGCGTTTTATTGGATGGTAATCTAACTGTCAATGGCGGTGTGACATCGATAACCACAGAAAATCTCAAAATTAAAGATGCCATCATCGAGTTGGGTCAAAACAATACATCTAGTGATACAACACTCGATTTGGGTCTCATCATGACACGCCCCAATTCCAATGTAACTATCGGATTTTTAGAATCCTCTAAAGAAATCGTGATGGGTTTCACCGAAAGTAGTGCTGATAGCCATGTCATCACACCCCTAACTTCCGAAGATATCAATGTGCACGTATATGGTCGTCTTTACACAGAAGCTAATGTTGGTATTTTGAACACTGACCCAATGCACACTCTTGATGTCGGTTCAAATTTGTATGTTGATGAGTTTGGTTCCAATATCTTAGTCGTCTCAGGAAATACGAGTATAAGCGGTGATCTCACGGTGGATAGTGGTACCATATATGTCGACTCAGTGGATAGTAAAGTTGGTATCAAAACATTGAATCCACATGCAGAGTTACACGTTGTAGGAAACGCCTACGTAAGTTCTACAACTGACTCTACTACAACAACCACTGGTGCACTCATAGTCGCGGGTGGAATAGGGGTTGCTGGGAAAATATATGGACAACATGCTAACCTACAAGATGTCGAGGCTGATAGTCTTACCGTGACTGATGTAACACAAGCTTCTTCTAATGCAACTGGTGCCGTACAAATTACAGGTGGTCTTGGTGTGAAAAAAGGTATTTTCGGTGCTACAGTCAATGCAACTGACCAAACAGATGCTACTTCTAAAACCACGGGGGCTGTCATCATTTCCGGTGGTCTCGGGGTCACCAAAAATATCCACGGTAAAGATATTTTCGTAGAGGATATCGTCTCCAATAGTGTAGTTGTACTTGACACAACCCAAGCTTCGTCTAACGCTGCAGGTGCGGTAATCGTTTCAGGTGGTCTTGGGGTTGCTAAGGGTATCTATGGTGCTACAGTCAACGCAACTGACCAAACGGATGCAACTTCTAAAACAACTGGTACTGTAATCATTTCTGGTGGTCTCGGGGTCACCAAAAATATCCACGGTAAAGACATCTTTGTGGAGGATATCGTGTCCAATAGTGTAATCACCCTAGACACAACCCAATCAACTTCTAACATTACTGGTGCTACAATCATTTCGGGTGGTCTTGGGGTTGCTAAGGGGATCTACGGTGCTACCGTCAACGCAACTGATCAGACGGATGCAACTTCTAAAACAACTGGTACTGTAATCATTTCGGGTGGTCTCGGGGTCACCAAAAATATTCACGGTAAAGACATCTTTGTGGAGGACATCGTCTCCAATAGTGTAGTCACCCTAGACACAACCCAATCAACTTCTAACATTACTGGTGCTACAATCATTTCAGGTGGTCTTGGGGTTGCTAAGGCTATTTTCGGTGCTACCGTCAACGCAACTGATCAAACGGATGCTACTTCTAAAACCACAGGGACTGTAATCATTTCCGGTGGTCTCGGGGTCACCAAAAATATCCATGGTAAAGATATTTTCGTAGAGGACATCGTCTCCAATAGTGTAGTTGTACTTGACACAACTCAGGCTTCCTCGAACGCTGCAGGTGCTGTAATTGTTTCGGGTGGTCTTGGTATTGCTAAGGGTGTTTATGCTGCCACAGTTAATGCAACTGACCAAACGGATGCAACTTCTAAAACAACTGGTGCTGTAATTGTTTCTGGTGGTCTTGGGGTTTCCAAAAATATTCATGGTAAAAA